CCAATCATTTGTATTGGTGGTGGAGTTCTATTAGATATTGTTGGGTTTGCATGTAGCATCTATCGTAGAGGCATTCCTTACATTAAAGTACCAACTACATTGCTGGCTATTGTAGATGCTTCAGTTGGTGTTAAAGTTGCAGCCAATCATTTTGATAGGCGTAATCGTATTGGTGCCTATTACCCACCGATTGCCACATTACTTGATAAGAAATTTATTAAGACACAAGATGATAGAAATATCATTAATGGTATTGCAGAGATATTTAAACTAGCAGTTATCAAAAGTGAAGAGTTGTTTGTGTTACTTGAAGAACATTATGAACAACTAGTCAATGAGAAGTTCCAGTTTGGTGCCATACCAGTTCGTGTTATTAACTTAGCTATCACAGGAATGATTGAAGAGTTGGCACCAAATTTATGGGAAAGAAAACTTGACCGCTGTGTAGATTTTGGTCATTCATTTGGTCCTGTAATTGAAATGAAGAATCTACCTAATCTATATCATGGTGAAGCTGTTGTGTTAGATTGTTTGTATAGTTCTTGCCTTGCTGAAGTTCGTGGTTTTATTACTATGGAACAATTAAAAAGAATCTTTATTTGTGCTAAGAATTTAAAATTACCAACATGGCATGAAGACTTTAGTAGAGTTCGTTTACTTGAATCTGCATTACAAGATACAATGAAACATAGAAATGGTAATCAATATCTTCCTGTTCCAATTGGCATCGGTCAATACACTATGCTGAATAATGTTACAGTTGATGATATGAGATTAGCTGCTGATTTATTTGAAGAACTATCGGTATGAAAACAATTTTAATTACTGGAACCAGTAGTGGTGTTGGTGCTACGATTGCATATGATTACATTCAAAAAGGTTGGAATGTAATTGGTTTTGCTCGTAGTGAATCTCTATTCAATTATCCAAACTACAAACACTATCAAGTTGATATTAGTAAAATCTATACAAGTTTAAGTGATACATTTGACCAAATTGGAGATACTAAGATTGATATCTTGGTTAACAATGCAGCTGTGTTTAAAATGAAACCTTTTTCAGAAACAAGCATTGAGGAGATATATGATATGATTGATATCAATCTTAAAGGTGCCATGTATGTAACTAAGTTTGCATTGGAAAATATGGAAAAAGGCAGTCGTATATTTTTTATCAATTCGGTTGCTGGTTTGGAAGAATTAGAAAATCAATCTGTATACTGTGCCTCTAAACATGGTCTTACAGGATTTGCTGGTGTTCTTGGTAAAGAGTTACAACCAAGAGGCATTAAAGTTACAAGTATACATCCAGGCGGCATTAATACACCACTATGGAACAAAGATATACCTTATCCATGCGGTGATGTAAATCAGGCAATCTCACCAATAGAGCTTGTAAAAGTAATTGATTTTGTGTATAATAGTAAATTCAATATTGAATACAAAACCATCAAAATGTTTCCTGATACAGAATGGCATCAATGAGTTTTTTACCTGACAAACATCTCTTTATAGTTACATCAGCTCTTAACCCATCTATTGGTGTTTTTGATTTTGATACTCGTGTCGCTCAAACAATGGAGACTCTTAAAGTTCTCCGTGAAAGAGTACCTGAAGCAATCATTGTGCTAACAGATGCATCAACAAAACCAGTGGATAAATCTGTCATTGATAGTATGTCAAAATATACTAATATAAATTTAGTATTTCAAAATGATAGTGATTTGTGTACACTTGGTAATGCTGGACTTAAATCTCAGGCTGAAATCATTCTATTACATAAAACACTTTCAATGTTTAAGATGAACGCTGATTTACTAAAAGTAATGTCAAGTGTTAAGAGAATATATAAATTATCTGGCAGAACAAACTTAATTGATGGCTTTGATATTGAAAAATATAATGATGAGAGTTTGTATGGTAAGTATGTTTTTAAGAAACGAATGGCATCATGGATGCCAATTGATAAACAAGTTGTATCTGGTGCAGACCATTTACTAATCACAAGAATGTATTCAGTTTGTATTTCATTACTTGAAAACTACTATGAAACATTACCTTTGATTTACCAATCTGTAAACGAAAATGGTATTGACAATGAACATGGCCATTACAAACATATAGATAAACAATATCTAATTGAATTTGATAACCTTTACTGCCAAGGAACTATGGCATCAACTGGATTGACGGAAACATATTAATGATTGATGAAAAAATTAAAGAGTTAGCTAGACTCGCAAAACCAAAATATCTCCCTAACTTTGATAATTTTGAACCAGGTAAAGACTATGTTCTTTATTCAGGTCAATTATGGGACGAAAATGAAATAGAGTTAGCACTCAAATCTTTTTTGACTGGTAAATGGGTAACTGCTGGTGAAAACTGTGAGAAGTTTCAGATGCGTTTCTCAAAGAAATTTAATGTGAAACAAACACACATGGTAAATTCTGGTAGTTCCGCTAATCTTGTCATGGCTACTACATTGAAGAAGTATCATGGTTGGCAAGATGGTGATGAAATCATTGTATCACCTGTTGGTTTTCCAACAACGATTGCACCATTCATGCAAAACAATATCAAGCCTGTGTTCATAGATATTGAATTTGATACACTTAATTTTGATGTGAATTTAATTGAAGAAAAGATTACACCGAGAACAAGAGGTATTGTTGTATCTCCAGTCATGGCAAATCCGCCTAATATGGACAAATTAGTTGAAATTTGTAAAAAATACAACATACTTCTGATTGGTGATAACTGTGATTCACTAGGTACACATTGGGATGGAAAACTAATTACTGATTTGTATTATTGCTGGACAACATCTCTTTACCCAGCACACCACATATCTACAGGTGAAGGTGGTCTAATATCATCAAACGATTCAGCCTTCATTGATATGGCACGGTCAATCAGTTGGTGGGGTCGTGATTGTTATTGTATTGGTTCAAACAATACCTTACCATGTGGTAGTTGTGGTAATCGTTTTGACCGTTGGTTGCCTGATTATGATGGTGTAATTGACCACAAATATATTTTTACACATGCTGGTTACAATTTAAAACCACTAGACTTACAAGGTGCAATTGGTGTAGCACAACTAGAAAAGTTTGATTTCATCCATGAAAAGCGGAAAGAGAATCATAAGAGATTGTCCAATATTCTTCTTAAATATTTGGATGTTCGTATGCCAAATGTATTACCTAAAGCTGAACCTTCTTGGTTCGGTGTTCCAGTTATATGTGAAACGAAAGAACGAAAAGAAAAACTAGTTGCATATCTTGAAGCAAATAAAATTCAAACAAGAAATTATTTTGCTGGTAATATTCTTCTTCATCCAGGATTTAAACACCTAGATGACCATAAGAAATATCCTTTATCAAACAAAGCATTGTCTCATGTGTTTATTTTAGGATGCCCACCATTTTGGAATGAGGCTGTATTTGAATATCTTGAAGAGGTCATAAAGAAATGTCCTTGATACAAGTATTTGGTGGTAGTGGGTTTGTTGGTTCTGCATTTGTAGAAAAGAATCCTGACTCTATTGTAAATTTTAGAAATGATTATAATGTAGTAGGTACAGGAGATATTCTGTACATGATTTCTACAGTTACAAACTATCATGTAAAAACAGACCCATACATTGATATTGATACCAATTTAACGACACTAATGAAAGTGTTGGAACAATGTAAAGATTTGGATTTAACTTTCAATTTTGTTAGTTCATGGTTTGTTTATGGTAACACAGAGATGCCTGCTACTGAAGAATCACATTGTTATCCAAATGGTTTCTATTCAATCACCAAACGATGTGCTGAACAGTTATTGATTTCTTATTGTGAAACTTTTGGTATCAAGTATCGTATTCTTAGATTGGCCAATGTTGCAGGTTATGGTGACAAGAAGGCATCACCACAAAAGAACGCACTTCAATATATGATTAATGAATTGAAGGATGGTCGTGATGTGAATGTATATGAAGGTGGGAATATGTACCGTGACTACATACATGTTAACGATGTTGCCGATGCCATTGGGTTGATATTAGAAAAAGGTGAGTTGAACACCATTTATAATGTCGGCAATGGTGTGCCTATGTTATTCAAAGATATGATTGAATATGCCAAGGAAATAATCAACGGCAACGGCAAATTAAATACGATTGAAATTCCACAGTTCCATAAGACAGTTCAAGTTCATAGTATGTGGATGAAGAACGACAAGTTGGCTGCGCTTGGATACACTCCAAAGTATGATATGAAGGCCATTATTGAAGACATGGTGAAATGAATCTAATACTCTATCAGGCATATTACCAACAAGAACAACTTGCCGTCTTAGACCCCGCATTTACGCCATACGACAATACCGAAAACAAACAACCATTATTGCGTGAAGTACCAATATGGAAAAAACTAACAGACGAGCATAAAGATTCTGATAAGCATTGGGGTCTTATGTCTTGGCGTTGGTCACAAAAAACTAATGTACCACCAATCCAATTCAAAGAATGGATTTTAGCAAATGAAGGCTATGATGTATATCATCTGGATCCATTTGCACACTTAGCAAATGAATTTCCAAATCTATGGGTGCAAGGTGATATCTGGCATCCAGGCATGTTAGAGTTTGCGAGAATACTATTTCCAAAAATTGGTATAGATACTCCTGTAGAACAATACAAATATTTACCAGAAGACTTTGGTACTTGTAATTATTTCGTTGGTAATTCTAAATTTTGGACAAGTTATGTTGGTTTTATTGACCTATGTCTAAAACTATGCGATGAAGATGAGAGGCTGAGTAACTACATATACAAAGAAGGTCGCCAATACAATGGTCATTTTGTACCATACTTACCATTTGTTACTGAAAGACTGTTCTCTATACATAATATTTTAAATAGACAAATAACTGTTAAAAAATACCCATGATTAATGAATTTGATTACGATAAACTCAGCAAAGAATTTGAAGAAGGTAAGCCTTTCCGTCATGTTATAATTGATAACTTCTTTGATGATGAAACTGCATTGAAATTATCAAATGAGTTTCCAGATTACAACGATGAACAACTTTGGGCTATCTACAACAACCCAATTGAGAAGAAGAAACTGACACCTAATTGGGGTCTATTTCCTCCTACGACATATCGTGCATTTACCTTAATGAATACACCAGAGTTTGTAGAGAAGGTTAAGAAAATCACTGGCATTCCAAACCTTGTTGCAGATTATGGTATGCATGGTGGTGGTTGGCATGTACACACCCGTGGCGGTAAACTAAACATACACAAAGATTATTCTATTCATCCAAAACTTGGCATGGAAAGAAGAATCAATATCATTATATACTTGTCACCAGATTGGAATGAAGAATGGGGTGGTGGCCTTGAGTTGTGGTCACATGATGCAGAAAATAATAAACCTAAAGAATGTGTAACAAAGGTATATAACAAGTTCAATCGTGCCGTATTGTTTGACACAGCACAGAATTCATGGCATGGTTTGCCGACAGAAACATTATGTCCAGAAGGTGTATATCGTAAATCATTGGCCATCTATTATGTTTCTGAAGCAAGAGATTGTGCAGAACCTAATGACCGAGCACATTTCGCACCACATGGTGAACAGGCAAATGACCAGAAAGTTCTTGATTTGATTGAGAAACGGTCTAACACAAAGACTTCTGGTGATATCTTTAGAGCATATTAAATACATAAATAGTCTGTAAGTTTAATATTATAACGCTGTAGAGGCGGAGAATGAAATTTAGAGATTTTTTAGAAGAACAAAAAGAGGTTCACCATGTCATGGCGTTTGGCCGCATGTCACCTCCAACTACGGGACATGAAGTCCTCGTAAACAAAGTCAAAGAAGTCGCCAAATCTGTTGGTGGCAGTCACAGCGTAGTTCTATCACACACACAAGATAAAGACAAGAATCCTTTATCTTCTGCTGATAAACTTAAACACGCAAAACGATTCTTTCCAGATACAAATCTCTCTACATCCAGTAAAGAGTCACCCACATTCCTTTCCCATGCAGCCGAATTACACAAAAAAGGTGTAACACATTTACATATGGTTGCAGGTTCTGACCGTGTTGCAGAATACAAGAA